CTGCTAAATCTCTTTCCTTCTCTTTTTTCCCTTCTATCTTCATATCCAACAAGCCAAGGAAACCGCTTCGTCTTTAGCGGAGCGGAGGAATTGGCTTCCCCCTTTTGTAATTATATGATATAATAATTCTATATGCAACTGTCTATTAAGATTAAACTTGTTCCTAACCAAGAACAAAAAGACATTCTTTTGAAAACCATTGAAGCTTATAACGAAGCTTGTAATTTTGTTTCCCAAATAGCTTTTGAAAACAAAACTGCTTCTGTGGTAAAAATCCACCGCATTTGCTACTACGAAATCCGCAAAAGATTTAATCTTTCCTCTCAAATGGCTGTTCGTGTAGTTGGCAAAGTTGCCGACGCTTACAAGATTGCCAGAAGTAAAAAACTTAATCTTAAACAACCCCATCAATTTAACAAGTGGGGAGCTGTTATTTACGACCAACGTATTTTCTCTTGGAAAGGACTTGAAAAAGTATCTATTCTAACGCTTCAGGGCAGACAAATTATCCCCATTGTCTTGGGAGAGTACCAGAAAACCAAACTTATTTATCCCCGTAGAGGACAGGTTGATTTGCTGTATAAAGATGAAAACTTTTACTTGATACCTGTTGTGAATGTCCCTGAACCGCCTGAAAAGATTAACAAAGGTTTTCTTGATGTAGATTTGGGCGTGAAAAATTTGGGCGTTGATAGTATGGGTGAAGTTTACTCTGGAAAGGAGGTGGATAAAAAAAGAGTAAAGATTGATAAACTGAAATCTGCTTTGCAAAGGAAAAATACCAAGTCGGCGAAAAGACATTTGAAAAAACTGTTTGGCAAAGAAAGTAGATTTAGAACTTGGGTAAACCACAACATTAGCAAGAAGATTGTTAAAAAGGCTAAAAGACACTCTCTCGGAATTGTCATTGAAGATTTGACACATATCCGAGAGAGACAACGGCTTCGGAAAAGTCAACGCAGACAACATTCTTCTTGGGCATTTGACCAGTTGAGAAGGTTTTTGGAATATAAAAGTAAACTTGCGGGAATTATTCTGAAAGTTGTTGACCCGCATTATACTTCTCAACGATGTTCTGAATGTGGTTTTGTAAGTAAACATAATCGCAAAAATCAATCTAATTTTGTTTGCAAATCGTGCGGCTTTTCTGCTAATGCCGACCACAACGGAGCTATAAATTTAGCTCAACTTGCTGTTGTAAACCAGCAAATCGTAGGTTCGACTTACAAGCCACTAGGTCTTTAGCCTAGTGGTAGTTTACTTTCTTGGCGTCATCCTGACCTCCAGCCTATTTTCTTCTTCCTGTATTCCAACTATATTCCACGGCTTAAAATCGTAAAGAGTATACGATTTTTCGTATTCGCTGAAATACTTAAATGTTTCAGCGACAAAAAACCTAACGTGTGTCGGGTCTTTGACGCTGTCGGGGTGGGGAAACTTGGGGACTTCAAGGTAAAATACACCTTCTCTTTTTAATACCCGCCAGCTTTCATTTAAACAATTTCTCAAGTCATGTAAGTGCTCTAAAACATCGATTGCCTCAATGTAATCAATAGAATTGTCTTCATGGGGAAAGCTATCTTTTTCCAAATCCAGTTTTTTAACAAAGTCAAACTGGGGTGAAATATCGTAATTTACCCAACCAGCTTTTGGCTTAAAACCGCAACCCAAAACTATTCCAACCATTCAGTCCACCTTCCCGCAACACTTCGCCAGTCCTCTTTTCTGGCTTTTTCCTTAAACTCTTGTCTGTATTTTTCTACTTCTTTAGTCTTCAACAATCTAACAATCTCTCTGGCTATATCTTCGTGGGTCTTTTGCAGGTTAGGATCGCCGTCAACTCTAATTACATAGTCTTTTTCTTTGAGAGCAGAGTAATTTGAAGTTACGGGCACGCAACCAACAGCGGCGCTTTCCCTTATTGAAATACAGTCAATTTCTTCAAAGTTCGTAGCGTAGTAATGGATTGAGGATTTACTTTTTATCTCTAAAAGTTTTTCGTGTCCGATCCTGCCGTGTTCTTGCACCCCGTCTTGACTCATCAAATCAACTATTTTCTTTTTCCACATCATCCTTTCGGGATTGTTTCTGTAGATAGCGTCAAATATATTCCAACCATAGTAAATATGAAGTTCGGCCTCTGGAATTTCCTTTTTAATTATTGGCCAACCCCAAGTGAGCATTTCAAACAAACCCCGATCGTAAGAACTTGAATAAATTAAAGAATATGGATTGCGTTTTACCTTGTTATAACGACATAACTCTTTGTCAAACCCGTTAGGGATAATTACTATCTTTTCATCCGGCACATAAGGAAGAAAGTCTCGATGAAACTTTGACTTAACGAAAATTTTGTCAACGTTAGCTATTCTCTCTTGCGTGAACTCAAGAGGATTGGGAACGTCGTGCAAATCTAAATATATCTTCTTGGCTTTAAACTTAAAATCCAACTCCCACGGAGCTCGCCAGATAATTAAAGTATCAAAAGTATCGTATTTATTAAATCGGTAGTAGTTTTTATACTCAACACCGTCATATATACCCTCTTTTGCCCCGCAGTTACCGTAAACGGTTACTTTGTAGCCTAATTTGACCCATTCTTTAGATAACTGCACAATTGCCGTCTCTGAACCCCCTAACCCCGTTTTAAGACTCTCTGGCGTCCATTCCTCAATAGATTTCCCTCCTAGATAGACAATTGACTTCTCTGACCATTGTACGGGCTTGAGATATTTTTGTTTTAACTGCTCAACCACGGCATTGTCTTCAATCGTTGAGGGCAAAGCGTGAAGTAAAAGCCCTATTTTTTCCGTCTCTTTCTGTTTGTCTAACTCTTTAGCAATAAAATCAATCCCTTTTGTAACTTCAATCAGCTCGTCAAGTCTTTCCAGCCCTTCTAATTTCTTTTTGTAGTCCTCATCATTAGGAAATATTTCCAAAATTGCCCTGCAGGTGTCTTTGGCTTCTTTTAGTTTCCTTTTACCCATTGCGATCAAGTAAATTGTTTCGTAATACCGCATCTTGTCATCAATGGGAATTAAAACTATTGAAGTGTCTGGCTGGGGAGTAGCAATAAAAAGTCTAGCGTAGTGAGTCGCCTCATCAAATCTGCCCTGTAAAGCATACATATAACCTAAATTGATATACCAAGTCGGAAACTCTGGTCTTTCAGAGATGGCTTGAAGAAAACTTGCCTTAGCATTGTCAAAATCCCTTTTAAAAAGGTAAATAAGTCCTACATAATTGGCCGCCATCGCCCGTTCTTCATCCCAACCTGAACTTTGCAAGTAGTCATTGAATAACTTCACGGCTCTGTCTAGTTCTTTGACATCAAACAAGTTTCTGGCCAAATAATAAAGCGTTCTGGGATCATGCTTGTCTCCTTCTTCTTTGTAGGTTGCTTCTAAAATCTCAAGGTTTCTGGTTAAGTTGGTATCACCGGCATTGGGTAGTGGATAATGATTGACCTTAACATCCTTAAAATAGGCGTTATTAACTTCTCTTTGGGGAATTAAAGTCTCGTGCAGGTTGCCTTTCCAACGGTAATAGCCCTTTTTGATTATTCTTTCTCTGGGATGAACAATCTCTATCTCTTTAGTTTTTTCGTTTATTTGATAGTTGTAGTCAAAGTAAATGGCGGTTATCTCTTGTTTTTCCATTAACTCAACCATTGAGGGTAAAAGTTGAGCATTCTGCCAAACATCGTCAGCGTCCGTCCAGATAAAGTGGGTGTATTCTTCCGGTATCTGATCCAAAGCAAAGTTTCTGGCTCTTTCAAAAGACTTGTCCCATTGATAAAAAGATACCTTACCCCCAAAAACCTCAATCATCTTCTTGATCTTGTCATGGGACTTGTTGGTAATGGTTATAAAAATACCATCTACATATTTAGCAATGGAGGATAAACAACGATAAAGGATTTTCTCTTCCGTATCGTCTTTTACAATCATAGATAATGCTAATTTAGTCATAATTTGGATGCATAAGAAAAAGTAGGATAGCGTTTGGCAAACAACCGCCAAAACTTCACCTCACCGATATTTTTAATCTCATCTTTGTAAAACCAATCAATGGTGTCTTTAAGATCAATAGGCATAGACAATAACTTTCTCATGTTTTTGTCTTTGGTTGAAGCAAACTGATTGTAGGGATCGCGATCTATTTTTAAGTATTCGGGGTGCTTTGTAAGATAAATAGAGACAAGAAAATCAATCATTTCCCACATTGGTCTTGATCTGACTTTGGCAAGAAAATTATCCACTAAGTCAACCGCCCACCTTGGACGAGATAAACCTGATTTGTCTAAAATTGTATTATCCATAAACAAATTGTGCCGAGAGGGGAAGCTCTCGGCACATGCTACTTATTTGCTTCCCCAAAACTAACCCTTACCCATTAAAGGTTAAATCCAGTTTCGTAGACCATAGCTCTCGCCGTATCTACTTGAACCGTCAATTCGCCAACGATGTGACCTTTTCTATTATCACCTGATATACCGTTCGGTACATGTTGAGGGGTATCAAGATATGCTTTTTTAAGCAAATCTTTGCGTACACACAAAACACTATTGTCTGGCATATCCTTATGAGCTCTGACTTCAACCAGCGTGCCATAGTCTGTCTCAATGACATCCAGGGCCTGAACTAGTCTCTTGTCGTTCGCAGAAATGGTCTTCGGTGTCGAAGTTGTGAAGAACCTGCCAAAGTCTTGCTTTCTTGATCCCGTTGTCAGGAGTAAGTCCACAAGCTGTTCGTCGGTCTTGTTCCAAGATGCCTGCATCATATATCTAAATCTTTCTTCAGACAGGGATGTGCCAGACGCACGAGCAGTATAAAGACCGTCACTCATAACCGTGGCGATAATACCGTTCATTTCTCTTGCAACGCCCGATGAACCAGAGGCTTTCGTGCCTCTCAAAATAGCGTATTCTTCCTTATTCTTATATCTCCTCATACCATAGCCCATTTCACGAGCATAAGCGTCTTTAGGAGAAACTTTATTGACTTTAATGTCCGTACGAGAAACAGCAAACACCTCTTTTATGATTTGACAGATGTTGTTTTTCTTAATCGGAACAGCAAGATCGCTAAAGGTATTTTCGTCTCCTTCAACACTTGTGCTATTTGAAGTTGGCCGTGCTTGATAATACTCCGTCCACTCATGGAGAGTTTGAGATGCCTCAACCGATCCCATAATAGTAGACAAGTAGTTTTTTTCTGGAGAAATATCCACAATACGATCCAAAAGGTCTTCCCTTCTGGCCGTATCCACATAAGTTTGATGAACACCCGTTAATTGTGCCATAATTTAATCCACCTCCTTCTGACAGAATATCCTTAAAAGGGGGCTTCGTCGGGAATTGATTGTATGTAAGGTTCAGATAACTTATTAAGCTCGGTAAGAGCGTTTGTGTCTCCTCTTCTTACTCTGTCTCTCAATCCCTCGATCCGTTGTTCATCGGTATTACCCGTCAAATCAACTTTTGTCCCCTGACTCTCAAGGCTGGCTGCTTCCTTTTGTTCCATAGTAGCTTGAGACTCTGAAAGCGCCTGCTCTCTTGCTTGGCCTCGGATTTCCTCATAGTGTTTCTGAACTTGCTCAGCTAAATCAACCAACCTCTTCGGTTGCCTGCCCTGCTGGACGGCTCTTAATCGTTCTGTCAAGAATTCCTTCTGGACATCTTCAATAAAAGCCTTGTTTTTGTTGGGCGACTTTGGACTTAATTCTGGGTATTTTTGCCAAGCCTCAAAGTCTTCCATTTGCGCTTGAGCTTGCATGGCCGCTTGTCTTGCGGACACTGCTTCTTGTCGAGCTGTCTGCGCCTCATTCAAAAACGCTTGGGTTCCAGGATCGCTTTCGTCAAACGTCACTCCCGGGGTAGAAGCGGGTACATAACCCGTTGGTGTTTCGGAAGTACCTCTTGCCAAATTAACAAGATCGAAATCTTGTTCTTGCTGACCGAGCTTACTTTCCAATTCATCGATCTTCTTCCTCATGGAATAAAACGCTTGTCTCTGCTTTTCCGTTCCCTCCGGAAAGTCCGATTGTGAAAGAGTCTCCTCTTTTTGAGGGGTTTTTTCTATCGAGGCGGGTGTTTCCTCTGAAGGAGTTATCTCGTCTCCTTCTACTCCTTTTATATTTTCATCAGTCATAGATTTGGTTATTCACCTCCTCCTACCATAACGTTGGCGTACGAATGGCACTAAAAAAAGCCACTTACAAATCCACGAGTTCCCTCATGAATTTATAAATGGCTTCTAGGTTCTCTAAAAACTCATTTACCTTTTAAGAGTATATCATACAACCAACTTTCCATCAAGAACGTGTCCGAACAATCCTAACCCACATTTCTGACACTCTACCTGTGTTCCTGTAACCTGAATCCAACTATGATTACAGCCAACACTATTGTGAATTTCCCGTCCTTGTCCGAGATACCAAGTTTCTACTTCCTTCACCTTCTCGCCAACTTTAACTTTTTCAAATTTTATATCTGGTTCTGCCATTATGCCTCATCAATGGGAAGATCTACTTTTGCTCCCTCTAAAACTTGTCCCATTTTCTTTAAAAACTCATCCTTACCTGATAAATTTTGTAAAGTATTGATAATCATTGAAAAAGCGTCTGACAAAGCAAAAGCGTATCTATACTTATCTTCCCAATCGGGCCCAACTGGTTTAGGAAGTTCTTTGGTTACCGTTTGATTGATTAAAGGCAAAGCGTATTTCTTCCAAGCCTCTGAATTAACAAAGTCCTTAATTTGTTGACAATACTCTAACTCAACGTCTTTTTCGGTGTCTTTAGTTTTAGCCAATCGGCCCTCCTTGCCCCATTAACTGCTGTGGGGTCACTTGACCGCCTTGCATTGGCGGTTGTTGCATTCCCTGCGGTGGCATACTCTCTGGCGGCATTCCCGGCATTTGGGGCATTCCCATTCCTTGCGGTTGCGGCTCTATCTTCTCAAAAAAGCTCTCTACTCCGTGAATTTGCATCTTTTCACCAAGTGTTTCGTATAATTCCTTAAATTTAACCCTGTAATCACTCAAAAGCCCTTTTTCCTGCAAGATCGATAACTGTTGAGCAAACTGATTTATGTTAACGACTTCTTTTTCAGTATTCGGAGAACCGATTGTGTTTAAATCAGTCAAGAATTTGTATTGTCCGGTCAAATCTTTGCCTTCAACTGACAAAAACCCGCTTTTACCGTCTGGCTCAAGCTGAAGTTTGGGTAAAACTTCGCTTCCCGTCTTCGTTGGGAAAATAGGAACGGCAAATTGCTCAAGTAATCCTTCCGCCCTTAAGGTTTCGTAGGCGGTCTCAAAATCAATCCCCAGATTTTCTTCCATGAAATTATTGATAAAAAGAAAACCGTCTTCCGTAAGAGTATAATCGTGCAATCCTTCGTTGGTAAAATATTCAATCGCTTCTTTCCCCGCTATCTTAATAACTTTTTTATCAGTCAGGAATTGCTGATCCATGCTCCACCAAAGCGTATACATTTTAGTAATTGCCGCCGATAAAAAGAGTTTGTTTAAATTATCCCTTGCAGATCGCAGTTGAGCGGTGTCTTTTATTTCCGTAGCAGTTTTGTCAGAATTAAGAGCCGCTTGGTTTGACACGTCAGCCCCCGCCTCGCCAATTCCTTCCGCAAAAGAAGATTTTAATAATCTATATGCCTCGACAAAGTTTCTGGTAAAAGTAATCGTTCCCTCGAGCCTAACCACGTCGGTTGCGGGATTATTCATTAACCAAGCCGCCCTAGGTTTAAATTCAATCGTTTTCCAGTCAACATTGGTTGGATGACCTTTTATAATTGGATAAAGCTCGGTTGAAACCGACTCAATAAACCCTGACACAAGGGCATTAGTGGCCTTTTGTTCGCTTCTAACCGGCTCAAGCTCACTAACACCACAAATATCATCATCTATTGGAATATAAACTAAACGAATAATCGGAATAAGGCCGTGTTTATAGGGATTATCAATAACTCTTAAAATAAGTCCGGGTGCATCTTGTTCATTCCCGACATCAGGACACCAAGTAATCCATTTATCTTTCCGGTATTCAGTTAAAATCCTAAAACCGCTTCGCTTGTTTGTTAGACTGCGGATAGTTGTATTCGTTGAGGGGTTTTGCAAGGTTACCTGATTATTCTTAATCGCCTTTAATTTTGCTACCGCTTCGGTAAGATAGGCCGGCTTACCATTTTTTAATTGGCTTATGTCGTTTATTCTCTCTAAATCTTCAACCTTGGCGGTTCTTTCAACAATTACCCAATCGCTGTCGGAAATTGAAGACACGCCATCAGGAAACATAATCTTCCTGTTGTCTATCGGTTCAAAGGTCGAACCGTCAAAAACAACTTTACCTTTGCTATTTGTCTCTTTTCGCCAAGGAACCAAACCAAAAGAAGCCCCGTATTTTCTAGTATTTTGATCCATCCTAAACCATTTGGAAACCAAAGACTCTTCAAAGAAGTAATCGTGATCGTCGTATTGAGAAGACAAAAGCTCTGTACCAATTCTCGCAGCAAGTTCATTGCCGTATTGAGTCGCCACCAATCTGCCCTTAACCTTACCGGTTAACTGTCTTGTACCTTTGGAAAAAATTGACTGGAAGGAAAGGGGAATAAAAATTCTTGAATTAAAGGGCCATTTGTCTTTCTGGATATAGGAACGATATAAATTATCATACTCATTAAAACCCTGTTCTTTATGAGAAATCCGTGTTTGAAGAGTAGTAAAGCCCTCATTATAGTGTTGAATAACACTTGACAGAAGGCTGGAAAGTTCCGATTGTGCCGATTGTTTATCTTTTTTAACCATAAAAAAACCGCAAAAATTAAACATTTTGCAGTCAAAGTTCTTTTAACCAATTTTAATTATACACCAATGTTATTTTTTTGCAAGAGTCTCCGTGTTCTTAATTGTCCGTATTAAACCCTCTACCTTGGTTATTCTTCCCTCAAAGATTGTTGTAGTTATATTACCAAATCCATGATTTTTTACCAACCTTAAATTATAGAGATAATCAAGTATATCATCAAGAGAAATATCCAACTTAACCAAAAACTCCCGAAAACTGGCAAGTTCAGGAAACAACATTTTTAACCACTTAACCGCCAATTCCTCATTCTTTTCGTTTTGAGTCCAATAGTCGGCTAGGTCTTTATAGTCCGAGATCTGGATCTTTGATTTCTCTATTTTTTTGGACATAGGCAGAGTAATTACCTTGATCATCTGACTTCTTGTAGCTCACCGCAAAGTACCTCATTGCCGCCATCAAATCGTAGTGTCCGCCTGTCGGATCACCTGTATCGTCAAGAATCGGAACAATATCTCCCGTTATTGTTTCCTTCCAACCGAGTTTTTCTATTTGGCTAACGAACTTATCTGTCTTGCCATTATTAAGAACAAACAGCCTTGGTGCATTTTCTATCACCCTACCCCCGGGAAGATAAAGAGTGTGTCCGGGCAAAGGCTTTAGTCTTTCGTTTACCTTGCCTATACAAAAATCCACCCAACCTTTGTATCCCTGTCCTACTGTTTTGTCTGCATTTTGTATATGAATATTGTGCATTTCAAATTCCTTTACCCATTGCTTACCAGTAGGATCACCCCAACACGGTATGAATCCTAAACCATAATCCTGTGCTTGTATCGCCTCGGAATGCGACTTAACATCAGACGTATTATTCAAATAGCAATTATCAACAAACCAATTATCCTCATCATCAATCACCACCCGAACAGATGCAGTAAAATCTACCGAACCATAATCAAACCCCCTGCCCCTTTGCCAATTTGCAGGAATATCAAATGGTTCAATAAAGTGTATGTCCCTATTCCACTCCTTATGAGCAATCCCGGTGTGTTTTCGGAAATCCGCCAGAAACTCTTGAGCAAATGTATCTTCAGTAAGTTCTTTTCTTTGTGCATCTATTTCTTCCTTGGCAATATAAGGGTTATCGTAACTGCTAAAACGCCAAGACTTATAATCACTATCTGGGTTTTGACCGGATGTGTATAGTTCATAAAAATGGTTGAAACCTTTTGGTGTTGAAATGAAAAGAGCTGGGGCTTGATAATCTGTAAGCGTAGGCCGAAGAACCTCACTCCAGAGCCAATCCCAATTCCTAATACTGGCAATCTCATCAATGACCAATCCCCTGAGCTTGACGCCACGTAAAGCATCGGGATTTTCAGCCCCTTTAAGTTCAATAATACTGCCGTTTTTAAGTATGATTGATAAGTCAACTTCATTTTTCTTTAATATCCATTCTCTCGGTATTTCTTTCTGAATCTCTAACCAATGAATCATCTTTGATTGTTTGTAGTTCGGTGAAACTATCCAATATGTCCCTATCTTTTCCAATGTCCATTTCAGGATGATCATACGAGACAGAACTGACTTGCCCGAACGGCGTCCAGCACATACTATCCGAAACCTGTGAGAGTCGTTTGCTACAGTTAACTGCCAATCCGACATTATAACTTTCATTTTTCATTCTTAGTAAACTCTAAAACCATATTCTCCGTATTAAAAGTGTTCATTGTTTCCGGTGATAATTTCTTTTTAACCTTGTACGCCAATTCAACCGCTTTTAATTGTGTTGGTATGTCCGGAACCTCTCGGCCTGATTCGGTTAATGATCCACAAGTCTTTGTCGCATCTAATGCCCTTTCGTGAACTGACAATAATTTTTCATCTGGCAAGTGTTTGTCCATAAGCTTGTGCCAACCATTCGATCTAGTTAAATTTCCTGGATCAACGATCGTATTAGGAGAATACCTAACTTCTTTCATCGCCCTACTTACGGGCCAACTAGGATTTTCTAGGATTTTCTTGACTGCTAGTTTTTGTTTGATGGTTGCCATCTTATTTCCTCAATGGACGGAGGAGGTTTGACCCTCCCCCGCCCTGCCGAGCCCGGCCATGTTTGGTGAAATTAAATTTCCTTAATCTCAAACATTCCGTGACTCCCGCCGCTTGAACTCCCTGGTCTCCAATTTCATTCTTTCCTCCTTATTTTTTTAAGTTAGTAAAAATAAACTCTTTCGTATTGCCAGAACCGCCCGTAAGAAAGGGATTATAAATTTCCTTCCTACATAAATCACAATAAATAGTATCCTCAAACTCGGTAGTCCAGCCCACAATATGCTCAAAAGGAAATTTGTGATTATAGCATTTAATTCTCATAAATTGTTTATCTTTCATTCTTTCCTTCCTCGCAGTCAACGTATTCCTACCTTTTCTTCTTCTCATTAAAGCCATATGCACAATTACCACTTGTGTCTATTTTAAATGGTTCTTCATTACCATTTTACTAAAAGTATTTTTATCTATTTCAGCGTAAAACATGGCTTCTTCTATGCTTTCGATAATATCAAGTTGTACCTACTTAACAACTCTATGTAAAACCGAATAAAATCAACCCAATACAATTAATTAAATCAATTACTTAATTCTTTTCCTCCAATTTTTCTAACTCCTTATTTAAATCTTTAATAAATTTTTGCCACTCGGATATTTCATCTTCAGCGTATTTAATAAGTTTAATAAGTGATAACTTTTTTTTGTTACTCACTTAATCTCCTCCTCCATCTTTGATATTTTGGTAACAACATTGTGTTCCTCTTCTAACGCCATAATATATCTAATTAAATAATTTATCTTTAAATTTAATTGAAGTGTTTTCCAATCAACACCAACCTTTTTAAGAGAATCAATTTCAGACAATGTTTGAGTTTCCCCTAATTGCATTTGACGGATTTCTTTGGCTAATTCAACTAATTTATTTTTATAATTCTTATTCATTGTGTTTTAATCCTTATTTACTTTCGGCACTTGATATTTTGCCCACACCCGATACCCTATTCTTCGGTTAATAAAACAAACAAGTTTGTGAATAAGGCAGCGGAAAAAGTAATTGATCATTTTATTTTTAAGTTTGTGCGTATTTTCTTGCAACCAAAGCAAACTTGAGTCAACGCATCGTGAAATGTAGAAAAACATACTTGTTGACTATGCTTTCCTTCACAATTCTTAATTTCCCTATGTACATCTTCAATCGTTGGTAACCACTGATATTCAAAGTTCACTTTATTTCCTCCAAATCTTTAACTAATTTCATAAAATACTTCTGGATCTTTTTGATTAATAGTTTTCGAGCAGCATCGGCAGCAGCATCAGCAGCATGAGCAGCATAAGCAGTATGAACAGCAGCATCGGCAGCAGCATAAACAATATAAGCAGCAGCATAAGCAGCAGCACGAGCAGCAGCATAAGCAGCAGCATCGACAGCATGAGCAGCATAAGCAGCATGAGCAGCAGCATCGGCAGTATAAGCAGCAGCATAAGCAGCATAAGCAGCAGCATCGGCAGCATGAGCAGCATAAGCAGCAGCATAAGCAGCAGCATAAGCAGCAGCATCGGTAGCAGCATGAGCAGCAGCATAAGCAGCATCTCTATTCTTCTTCGTATCCTTTAACAAAACCATTTTTACCGCTTCGATTGCCTCTCTCGGTCTCATGTCACTTGGATACTTTTTCTCAAAAATAGGTAAAACTAATTCGGCAGAATAAATAGCTAATTTTAGACTATCCTTCTTTGTCCACTTCCAAGCCTTAATTACTCTCTGTTCTTCCCAGCATTCTTTGTTGTCTTCTTCCAAGTGTTTTCCTTTACATTCTACTTCGGTTAATATTTCACCTTGCACATACAAAAAAGCATCGTAAGCATCTTTACAAGCATGAAGTCCCCAATTACACATTTCTAATTCACCTTCCATTTTTACCCACTTACCGATAGACCATTTCTGGCTTCCGTGTTCCGACTTCATTCCTTTGTGTAAAAATTTGTATCTGGTTGTCATATCTTTAAAATTATCCCTGTAATTATCCCTAAAAAAATACTTGTTATGAAAGCCCCAATCAGGACTTCAATTTTTGCTTAGTTAGCTAAAAGATAGTTTTTCATAAGTCAAACTCCACTGCTTGTATTTCCTTCATGAACGCCCTTATGGTCCGGCAATATGTACTTGCTTCCGGCGCATTATATGAAATACAGAATTGTCCAATTTCTTTACTTTCCCTAAAGTCTTTATAGCGATCCATTGTTCCAAGTTTGTTAGCAACTACCTTGATAGCTTCCACTTTGTCTTTAAAAACAATTTTTCCGCTACCCCAACCCAGAAAGTTCGACGTTTCTTTAATATAGTTCTTTCCGCAACTGGACTCGGCACAAGAAATTGCGACCATCAGATAGGGTGGAAGCCCATTACTCACTGCTTCATCATAGAAAACCTGTCCTAAGCCATACAGTGGGCTGTTGTGTGTCTCAAAGAAGCGGTCGATGACTGCTGATGTAGTAGCCCGTCTTTCGGATTTAGTAACTGGTCTAATATTCTCCGGCATAATATAAGGATTGCGCATTAATGAATTCTCATAACCAGCTGCTTCAATTTCATGGACAAAGAAAGCAGTACCGGCAATAAGCAAAAGAATAATTATCAAAGTAATTCTGTTGTGGATAGAAAGACCCTTATTTTGTTTCATTTGATCCAAGTTTAAATTTTTTTATTTTCTTTGTCCTTCCGGATTCTTCATATAAAAATCCAAAGCTTTTCGAATTATCTCTGACCGAGTAGTCCGATTAACATAAGCAAACACTCTAAGTTTTTCGATTAACTCTGCGTCAAGAGTAAATGTTTTTCTAATAAATTTAATCATAATTCAACCTATCACACTTAAATAAGTATTGTCAATACCCCAATTATAGATCCAACTGTTCCGCTGAACGAAACGCCCGGGCACAATTGAGTTCTGCTACTCTCTTCTTATCATTCTCGGTTAAGTTTTCCTTAAACTCTCCAAACGCTTTTTCTTCTTCATCGCCATACTCTTCCAACAAGAATTCTTTTCCCCAAATAAGAAGAGCTTCACTAAACGTTTTATCAACGCCGAGCGTTTCTAATTGTCTAATCAAGAAATCACTATTTTCAAAGATTTTTATTTTTTGGTCATTATTAGCAATAGAATAAATATCGTGAATCTTTTTAATTTTTCTTAATAAAATAGTGATGTTTTCTTTTGTCATTTTTTTATTCAAAATTGTCCTTGCTCTTAGAACCCATATCGTATATCACACTATATATAGTGATGATATACGATATGGGTTATGCCTAGAGCCTTTTTAGTGCTTGATATGGGTTTGATATGAATAGTCGTTTTTGAGGCTAAATGATTCATATCAACCCTGATATGGGTTTGATATGAGTCTTGATATGGGTTGTTGTGGATAACTTTTATTTTTGTCATTCTTTTCCCTTCCAAAAATAGTTACTTTTTCGACCATTTTTTACTATTTCTAAAATATCATCATCAACCATTTCTTTTAATGCTTTACCAAGACTAGAAGAAGAAATTCCATTGTTTCCACAAGAAGCAGCCAACTCCTCTCTGGCAAGGGTTACCTCGCCGGAAAAAGCATCCTCAATCACCTCTTTCGCTATTGTTATCTTGTCGGCCTCCTCCATAACCTCACCGCCATACTTAATTTCAGTAACGATTGTTTTATCCACATTGACCGGATCAGGAATAGAAACCAACTCAACCTTGAACTTATTTAACTTTTCTGCGTCTCCGGCTTTTGTTTGTTCCCAAACAAATTCATTTTTTGATTTAAGGACATTCTTTATATAAAAAGCGGAATAAACTTGAGCCATAATATTAGTTGATCCTCGAGAAAGCTGGGCAGAAGTTCTGGGCGTACCTGCGGTCGGCTTGCTGGCGTGATGAAGAACTAAGATAGAACAACCTGGAAAAAGTTGTCGAAAACCATCAAAGAAGGCTTGAGTATCAGCGGCGGCGTTTTCGTTGCCAACCATAACATCGGTAAAAGCGTCTACTATAATTAAATTTATTTCCTCCTTTTTGACCTTGCGGGACGCTGCTTGAGCGAAGGCGGAAAATCCGGATTCTTCCTTCTCGTCGTTGATTTCAAAGAGATAAGGATACTTAAGCCACCAAATGTTTTCTCCGGTCATTTTTAAACCATTCAAGCGCGTCTGCGTTCTACGTTTAGTGTTTTCTTTGTCAATGAATAACACTTTGGCGGTTTTCTTTACTTCAAACTGGTCAAGCCATTTCTTGCCCGTTGTAACCGCTTCCGCGAGGGAAAGAGTATAAAATGATTTACCCGTGGCTTCTGCACCTACAATAAAACAGAAACCTTCAACGGGCAGGATCCGATCAACGAGCCATTCTTCGGGAGGAAGTTCTTTTTGGAGAAGTTCTGCTCCTGTTTCAAAGGCGAAATCTTTCGATTCGTTGATTTCTTGCCATTCTTCCAGCGATACGCGAGGAAGGGTTTCAAAGTCGACTTTGGTGTGCCCAGCGGTAAAATAATCAGAAAGATCTTTATACTCGGGAGGAAAAATTATAATAGAAGGAATCGCGCTTGCGGCAAGGAGGTTTGTATAAACTTTTTCTATAGAAGTTTTACCAGCTTCATCGTTATCGAGAGCAAGATAAACTTTTTTGTCCTTTAACGGAGACGCCAGTTTATCAGAAAATGTTTTAACGCCAGAGGTTCCAGTGACAGCAGGGATGCCTTCTTGCCATAGACGCATACAGTCCGGTTCTCCTTCACAAAAAACAACCCTGTCACATTTCTTTATTTTATAGGAGGCAAAAAGGACGGGGTAAGAACCCTTGTCTGAGGTGAACTTCGTATCTCCAACTAGATGGCGGTAACGCAAAAAAAGGAGTTTTCCTTCTTCATCGTAAATAGGAATAGTTATTTTTTCATCATTCCAGACGACGCCAAAGACTTTTTTAAGATAGTCTGGATTTAAACTATGTTTTTCAAAATATTCGATTGCGTTCATATATAAGAGTAGAGATCATTATTACGACAATACTCAATTGCTGATTTAAAATCATAACCTAATAATTTCATTGCCAAATTAAGCCCGTCTCCGTATGCTCCGCAGGAAAAGCAATAATAAGTATTAGTATCGGGATATAGGGCAAAACTGGGTTTGGTGTCTGAATGAAATGGACAAAGGGTAACAATCGCTCGGCCGGAAGGTCTCATTTTTGGATGATCAGGAGAACAGGACTCGAAGACTCGAACAATGTCCGGCTTGAAGGGTTTATTTTTTTCCCAAGATGGAGAAATCTTTATTCTTAATTTAGATTTAGTGAAGGGATTTAACATTGGTATAGCCATTATTATTCTTTTTGTTAAATATTGTCAAGTAGCAAAAACTGGGTATTGACAACGTAAAATAGAAAGAATATTATGATTGTAATGATAGACCCAAATGACAACTTATTGACCTTAGATCAAGTGGCGGAGATTCTTCAAGTTTCCCGTCCAACTGTTTACGAATTTATAAAAGACGAGACCAATTCCCTTCCTATTGTATATCTTTCGGATAGAACACCCCGGATAAGACTAAGCAAACTAAACGAATGGATTGAAATTCAAACTAATAGTAATGAATCGAAGGGAGGTGAATAAATATGTTGCAAGGCCAAAAAGTTGAAATTAAAGTTGGAGGTAATTTTGATCCCGTCCCGATGGATCGTTATACGGTCCAGATAGCGGATGTTAACCTCGTTAAGCAGTTCAATCAGTTTGTTGGCAAAGAGGTAGATGTCCTCAATTACAAGTTTGTAATATTGGACGATAAACCCATGCCAACAAAAGAAGGGCAGGAAGCCGCGACTACGAGAAGTCGTCTTTTGTGGAGACGCTGCAGTCTCGCTCTTAATCAGAAAAGCTGGTTGGGAAAATTGGCAAAAGCCGTCATCGGACGAGATATGACCAAGGAGGAACAAGAAAACTTTGATCCTGAGTCTCCAGTGGGCGCACAAGTAGACGTTATGGTCGAACAGACAGAGAGTAAGGATGGGAATCAAATCTTTAATAATATTGTAGCTTTTAACAAAACGGTTAAAAAACTAGAGGGGTTTGTTGACCTTCCCCAGGGAGAACAAAAAGTGGTCGAAAAGACAACCGTCCCAGTGAACGCACCAACGGAAACGGAAGATCCAGACGCCTTCATAAAGGGTTTGGAAGAGGACAGAGCAAAAGCAAAGAAATTAGAAGCGGATCAGGTAAGGGAAAATCAAGAACCGGCAAACTAATTATTTTTTGCTAACTGGGGGTTGGGCAGGAATCCCCCAGTAAGGAGAAAATAATGATACCAAATTTTGATCCGGAAACATATTACGACAAAAAAGAAGTACCCGAGTTTGAGAACAAGCCTCGTAAGTTTAATTGGCTGTACTTTGAATACTGGGCAACCAAGAAAACGAACGAGTTGGGGCAACCCAAGGATTGGGTAGAGTTTACGTTGGACGTGATACAGAAGAAGGTAGAAAATGAAAAATACTGAAAAAAGATTTTATGCTTTGTGGACGAGAGAAGAAATGATTGAAGAATTATGTCGCTTTAATATCCTTTTAAAAAATATGGATTTAACGATTGAGAAAGTAATAAAGAAAATAAAAAAATGAAAATACGCAACAAACTATATAACGGAGAAACAGAAGTAATGTTCGAGTCTTTCCGGCATCAATATTTTGATAAAAACGGAGAGATTCCTTCGGTTACGACTATTCTTTCCATAATTGGGAAACCTGCCCTTATTTCGTGGGCGGCTAATACTGCGATTGACTACGTTAGTCAACAGATCGAGCCGGGGAAGTCGTACGATGAGTTAGAATTGCAGGCTGTCTGGGAAGGTGGTAAACGAGCGCATTATCAGAAAAAGACAGACGCGGGGACAGTGGGTATGTTTTTACATAAATTTATAGAGCAATATATCAAGGGTGAAAATCCAGCCGCGCCGGTGAACGAAGGGTTAAGAGATTCTGTTGGTCTATTTTTGGCTTGGGTAGAAAAACATCAAGTTAAATTTCTTCTGTCAGAACAGATGGTCATGTCCCGCAAATACCATTTTGTCGGGACGCTGGATTTTGTCTGTACCATAGACGGCAAAATGTATCTGGGAGATTTGAAAACTTCGAGCGGGATATATCCGGAGATGTTTTTACAGACTGCCGCCTATCGCCTTGCCCGAACGGAAGAGTATCCGGAAGAAGATTATGCCGGACAACTAATTATTCGTATTGGGAAAGAGGGAGACTTTGAAGTGGCTATCGTCCGCGATGACGTTGCTTATAGATCAATGCTTGTTGGCTTTATCGCCGCTCTTAAACTTTACGAAACCATGAAGAGCCTCAAAAAATATACTCCGAAAAAAGAGTGAACTACCATTATGCTAAAGACAAAATGGCTTCTCGTTTCATAGACTTGACTAATGTCAACGCCTCACCGAGTTTTTGTTTCCGTTTTATATTATTTCCCAACCTTTATGAATATTTCTTTCACCTCTGCATAATAAGGCAATACATTTACTATCAAGATTAAATTCTTTTCTCAATTCATATTTAGTGCAAATTTTAGTCCCAAATTCTTTATGTTTAAATTGATAAATATCAGTATCGTATTGTGGATTATTTTCTCCATTCATTTTACCAATCATTGATTTTCTTATTTTATTTTTTGTTTTTTCTGAATGTGTTTGTCCAAATCTTGGTGATAGTTTACCAGTATTTCCATAATTAGGATGATTTTTTCCTGATATTTTTTCGGAAAATTCAGGTCTCTTTTTACCAAACAAAGGATGGTTTTCACCAGAACCTACCCCATTTCCACCAATAGACCTATTATAACCAAGGTTAGGGTCTATTGAATTATATTTTGCTATTAATTCAATTTCTTGTTTATTCAACTCTTGCCAATTATTACATTCAGCTATTTGTTCAAAGACAAAGTTTTTAAACCCATATTTTTGTATTGCTAAATGAAATGTCATAGCAGACGTTTTTGAACGCCTTTTATGTTCAGACATCCTCTGTTTTAAAGATGTTGTTGTTTTACCAATGTAAATCTTACCATTAATCTTATTTGTCGCTTTGTATATTATCATATCCCTGTTTAATGTCCGATTGCGTCCCAAAACCAGACAATTTAGTTATAACATACAGGGCTAATTCATCTCAACTGCTAAAGACAGTTGAGTTTTCTTAGCCAACCTTTATAAAAAGAGCGCACTCTTCAAAAATCAAAGAATGCGCTCATATTACTAATACCACTTAATTTCTTCCGGCTGGAATCTGACAATAGAATCGCGATTGATCCTAGCAGTAACCAACCAGCAAGAACATGATGGCATAAGCCCCGCCGCTTTCAACCAAAGGGTTTGCTTCTCAAAGCACCCAACCTGTAGAGCAAAGACATTTCGGTAGTCCATGTAATATGAGACGTGGAAATGTCCGCTTGCGAGGATACTTGGTTTGCTTCCGCCTTCCATAGAGGCAATCCGACGTTGTAGTTTGTATGAAAGGGCGTAGCTGCCTCCGCCAAGTGGATGAACAAGCATTAAGGTTATGCCTTGGGCAATTTCGACGGTTGCTTCAATCTGATCGAGATACACCAAATCCTGTCGCTTAGCTGCGATGTAAAGACCGATGTCTGCTCCGTTTTGCTTCAGGTAACTAAGGCAATGGTTTCCAGTGATGAAGTAAGTGGTAATGCCTGGAATCAGGGGATACTTCTCACAAAAGTAATCGCCTTGATTGACCATGCCCCACACCTTCAGCTCGTTTTCTTGCCCAGAATACACTTTTGAGCCTGCAACCAAGTCTCCACAATGATACACGACGCTGATTCCTTCTCTGGCAAAGATCTTGTAAGCCTCTACCACCTCTTCGACCCGCTCCTTCGTGCTTCCCATGTGGGTATCACTTACCAATCCGAATCTCAACTCATTGCCTTTAAAAAGCGACTTGTGATCAAAGACTTGGCTTGTTGAATACCCCGTTGACTTGGGTTGCTTGGAGATGTGCAGTTCTCCGTTCGGTAAGTAAATCATTCTACATTCTCCCTTGACCTGAATCCTAACTCGCCCTTGTTGTATGATTCATAGCAAAAGCTGTCGTCCTCCAAGAAGTAGCGAACTCCCATTCCCTCGACCTCCGCAATCCAAGCGCCCCGTTCGATCTTGTTACACTCGTCAATCTTGACTTGGAGTTTACGGCACTTGATTTGAAGGGCAAGAATTTGGTTGGAGTAGTCGCCAATCTGCTCGTTGGAAGTGTTCTTTTGTATCTCAAGGTGCAGTATCCAGCTACCCCGTGTCATGTATGTTTTTACCTTGTCACTCATCTCCTTCTCCTTATGTATTCTTTTAAATCCCAGAAGCGGGTGGTTATGTAGGATTTACAGTTCCCTGGAACCTTCTTGAGTTTGCACCTTGTCATTGGAAAACTGACACCAGGTAACAAGGTGAACTTCTCCTTCTTGCCGTGCCGACATTTGTCACAGTTAATCATTTCAGTCCCTCCCCTTTATAAACTATCCTCTTGCTTACATTGACAAAACGACTCCACGATTCGAATAGTTTTTGTTTTTCTTTCAGGCAAGAAGGACAGCCGCACTTGGATAACCTTGTCATCTCTTTACAAGCTGAATCAGCCGCACCGTACATCGCTCTCATGGAAACACGAATAATCCAGTCCATATATTCCTCCTTTGGCCTAAGCCATTATTTTAAAGAGCAATTTATATATTTGGTATTCATTTTGTTACGCTAATTAGACACGTATGATATACTATAAGTAGAAAAAGACGAGGACACCACTTTCCTGATCCAAAAGAAGTTATTGATTTATTCAAACTAAGCCCCGTCTTTTTTGTTTACATTTTCCTAGCTAATGTAAATTAAGTTGTTACTTTGTTTCTTTTCCCTTTTTCAATTCATTAAGAAAGTAAAGTAGAATATTTATTACTGGTGAATATTGTAAAAATTCTGGTTTACCCGAAGCCCATGTCAAAATTGCCCCAAGACCCGCTGAGACAAATACCCACAATGCCACTCCCCAAGTTTCTTTTGATACTGTTTTTAATTTATCCATTATCTTTCGCCTCCTTTTTATAAGTCAATTCAATTCGTTTCGCCCCAACGAACCATTTAGCAAAACCAATAAGCCAATTTCCAATAGCGATCTTTAGTCCGTAATCTTTTGTCTAATTTAAAAATTCTGTCATTTTTCCACCTTCTTTCTAAACATTCCCTTTATGTAATCAACCAATCCGTTCTTAGTTATAATCATTGTTTTCTTGGTTTTTATTTCTTTAGATAAATTTTTCATATCTTTAGTTACTGGTTTCAAACTATCTTCTACCTCTCGACCAACATCGCTTTTTATGGCGGTCATTTCTTTTCTAAGTTGCTTCACCTCTTCAGTCAAAGTCGCCATTTGAACCCTAAAGTCCGCTAATTCATGGCGGTCTCTCGTAAGATCACCGTCAAGTCGGGCTATATCAGAACTAATATTTCTTATTTCTTCAACAATCACTTTGTATTGATTGGTTTCCATATTTGCTACTATGCCAGTAGCTTTTTGAGATTGTTTATCTTTGTCCACCAAAAACCTTTTCCGAAAACTATTCCCCTGACTGTCTGCAATGTTTTTTCTGCTTGGCAGGGTTCGCTTGACACGACAGGTGGGGTTATAACTGGCGGGGTGGGTGTTTCTACTGGTGGTGTTACAACGGGTGGTTCTGGTGGCTTAGGTAGGTCGTAGGTTACGCCAAATGCTTGACAGATACCTCTGGTTAAAGCTTCCACTACTCGTGGTCGGTCAAAGTGTAATATTTGCCAATCATCCGGGACGTGCATTCCAACCCCGCACTCAATCAGTACACAAGGAGTCTTGGATGAAAGTGTCTTCCAAACATAATAATACCTAGTGTTAGAATTTGATCTTTCGGGATGGTTAACTATTCCAGTAACCTTCCCATATTTATCGGAAAGAACTTTTGTTATTCTCTGGCTCTCTTTAGTTGCTCCGTCGGTAGAAGGTTCGGGATAGTCAACAAAATATCCACCTTTTCCATAGATGTCTGCATCGTAGTGAATTGCCAAAAACATATCCCAATCTTTAGAAGTAATTGATTGATCTTTGTCAGCGTTAGCGTCTGTTTGTTGAACCAAGAAGCCTCGCTTGCGAAGTTCGCTCGATACAGTATTCGCAATGTCTAAATTAAAAGACATTTCGTTCGGGGCACCCGTTGCCCCCGTTGTAGTATTAACATGACCGGCCTGAATTACAATTTGTTTCATCTATTTTTTGTTCTTTTTGATAATGATGCAAAGTTCTTTAAGAGTAACCGCCATTTTGTTGTAAATCTGGTTATTCTTTTCAATGACTCTCGTAGAATGGTCAAGGTGGTTATTTATGGTTGTATTAAATTCTTCGTAAATTTTGTTGTTGGTTTTGTCTTTTTGCATTAAATACCAAATAAAGACAACTACCGTTGCCAGTGTACCTCCTAATTGTGCTAATCCTTCTAAACTTTCCATATTATAAAAACTTAATCAGTAAACTTGTTATGCTAATAATTATGCCCAAAGGTATAGGTTTAGTAAGCATAATCACAGGTTATTGAAAAAGCGACACTATTTGCGATTGCCGTAGTTCCGTCATACTTATAAAAATATCCATTTCCATCAGTATATGCCCATCCAGCTAAGGTAAAGTTCCCCGAACTACGAACTCCGTTTATTACCACAGAAGTATCGGATGGGACAACTGGAAAACTTAATTGTGTTCTACCAGACCCGCCCGATGTGGCATCATAAGTAGCATTTACTGCCACATGGCAATAACCACCTGTTATATAAAATCTCGCAAAAGCAAGGGTTGGGTTATTGGTAAACGCTCCCCCCTCTGATGTCCAAGTAGGTGTCCATGTAAAATAAGCAGGAAATCCATTCGGGTTTTCTATGTGAGAGTAATAGTTAGCTGAAATTGCTGCATTCGTAACCACCACCGCCCCATTACCAACAACAGTAAGAACCGTATCGGTCACTCCAATAACATAGAAATACTTGACTGTTGTTTGTGTAAGTTTTAACTTGTCGCCCTTGGCATATTTAGCAGTTGCACCCGTTGGAACTGTAATAGTGGTGGCCGAGGCATAAGCCCAAGTTTCATTGGCCGAAATCCAACCATCAACTATTCCCTGTAAAATTGGTGAAGTTAATGTTTTGTTGGTTAGGGTTTGGGCAGTTACTAAATCAACCACCTTAGTGGTATCGTGTACCCCAGTTGAAGAATGCTCGGCTAAAATCGCAGTTCGTGGATAATAAGAAGAATGCACCCAAACCTCAAAAGTATCTCCTTTTGCGTGGGCTTGAGCGCCGGCGTAAGAACCTGCGATCCCTCTATCGCCGGTGTCGGTTAAAATAATAATATTTGTTCCCAACCCCGTCCAGTGGACAAACTCAATCGTGGTTGCGTCCGGTGTTCCGTCTATTTTCTTTTTAAAGATAACCCCAACACCCTCTGTACCTAATCCTGTGATGCTATCTAAGTTAACAGATATAGCACTAACGGAAATATCCGTTGAAAGCGTTGTTGAAAAATTATCCGGAACCGCTGATAAAATTGGTGTGATTGTTGAAATGCTAATCAACCCCCTTTCTGTAAAGATAAGGAAAACTAATAATTTTCTTATCTAATAAAATTTGACAATTAAAATTTCTCATATTTTCCACAAAAAAAGGACACCTAAAAATTAAGGTGTCCTCACAAAGTTCTTTTGTCGAGAACTATTTATACTGTTCTATCCTAACTCCCTGTATTTTAGCACTTTGTGTTTTAGATTTCAAGTTCGACAATTTATATTTAGTCAAATCTCCTCCCAGTTTGATCTTTTTAGCCTGAATTGTTTTAATATTGCTTAATTTAAATAATGTTGCCTTCTTTCCCCTTCCCGATACTTTAATTTTAGGTGTTCCGTTGATGATTTTCAAATTCTTTAATTGTGTTTCTTCATCTTTACTGATTAATTGGTCATTATATAGCTGTGTTACTACTGCATCGGCCAAAACCATGCTTCCGTTTACTTCTTTTCTTTGTGAAGCAAGATAATTAAGCATTTGTCCACGATCTGACGTTCCCGCCATAATTCGA